CTCAAACAGCCCATCAAAAATATCAACGTTTAGTTGTTATTTTTGATGAGAAAATCCTAAATTTGGTTTCATAAATAGTTTAATGTTCCATCATGTATAATAAATTTTTTAAGTATTATTATATTGTATGAACTGATGTTTCATATTTAATTGCCAACACTTACTGTAATGTTAAATCATCATACCATCTTTCTGGTTTTATTGGATATTAATATTTTTAAATTATATTTAAAACCTCTGGTAAACCTCCAATCATCATACAATAAGACATAACTCTTAAATCTAATTAGGAGAATTTTTCACCTTGATCAGTTTACATGGTTTTTTCTTAAATCATTTTGCCATTGGTCACTTAAAAACGATGATATAATCTGACCCAATCTGTAGCAAGTTCTAATTGTTTGTGTTTATTTGTATAAACCACTAGTTGACAAAAATTCCCTAAAATATCACTATTTTTATATGAAGATTACATATTAAAATATTATGCAGTTATTGTTCCCATATTTTTGGGTATTATTTTTTGTTAACTACCTATTAGTAAATCATCACCTAGGAAAAGTGCAAATTTAATATTTTATTTATTGTCATAAAATAATTATGAATGTATGTGCATATTAACTATCACATTTCCAACAGCAGTTGTTGGTTAACCAGTTAATCTCATAAAATGTGAAATTCCTTTTGTATAATTGGCTTAAAAACTCCATGTATCTTAACATTATTTGTAGATTGACAACACATCTTAATGCACACCCAATAATTTGTAAATTTAATATTCAAATTCTAATATATGTTTATCAGTTTACCTGTCTTATTTAGTTAAATCATTTTCAAAGAACCACAATGGTCCTTTTTCTAATCTCAATCTGGCTGATAATTCTGTATGTTACAAGCCGTCACTATAAATAATTTATTTTCTTAACAATTATTTTAATCTGGTTTTCGCTTCCATAAAAATGGGGGAAAATATTGCTGCTATACGTTTGTATGTCCAAACTATAATTCTAGCCTATTATTACTTCATAGATTCTATTGGTTCTTCTTTTAATAAAGATTCACTTTTAAGGTGCACTTTAATTTTTGCTATTTAATCTATCATACAACCACCTTTTAACCATTCTAGTAATTCATTCAATATTTTTGTTTGACTAGATCTACCTAAAAACCAATTTCTAGTGTTATCATCATCAAATGTTAACAAATTAGATTGGAAATTGTTTAAAAGTTAATTTCTATCTTAGATGAAATAAGCATCTTAAAACTATTATATTTTTAAATCAATCTTTGGATAAAATTTTCTTAAATATTACTTAGAAAACATTCTTCCAGATATTGATCTTAATTCTTCAAAAGCCCATTTTACGAAAACGGGTCTTGATTTATCAGGTGTTTATTTAAAAGTTTGAACTACATGCGTTAATATTTCCATTGGCATCTCTTTAGTTTTAATTGTTTCTTTATTTTTGTGAGTGTACACGTTTAAAAAATCGGTCAAATCTGTGTTCGTCCATAATTATTACACTTAAAATTGACTTGTTTCCTCAATCAAATCTATTTTACCTAATTAATTCAATTAAGTGCCATCGGCTTCTATAAATGGTAAGAAAATTTCTTAATCCACGAATTAATCTGATGTTGTAGGTGAACAATAATTATTTAATTGTTGAACTGACATTTTAGAAAGAGCAGTTGTACTCAAATTTGCATCTTATAATTTTTGAAGTTATTTCTTTGTTGCATTTTCTACAATTCCTAATTAAGTTTTTAATTATTATTCAACTGTTGGAGCGGATTCTTTTGTATCGAACCAACTAACCTTTATGTCATTTTTATTTTGAAGACCTTTACCTCTTGATACCATTGAGAAGATAATGTTATATTCTGAATCATAAAAATAATTTTTATCATCTAATTATATTGTCTTAGAATCAACAAATCTTTAATATTAATAACCAATTAGTGGGTGATTAGTTTTATAATTCACAACAATTATTTGTGTGTCCTTAACATTTTTGAAAATTGTTAATTTCAAATTAGTTTCTAGATCAGATGAATTTTTAAAATGTTTTATTA